TCAAGAGTTCTCTCAAAGATATGCTGAGAGTAATGCACTAGGTAAAATTGAACTACCTGATTTAAGAAGACAGGATAAAAAGAATCGTCAAAACTCCACTGATGATTTAGATCCTTTTATTCAGCAAAAGTTAGAAGCACAGATGATAACTCTTTTCAGTTCTTGTCAATCATTGTACAATCAAATGATTGAAGAAGGAGTTGCCAAAGAGTGTGCTAGAATGGTATTACCTTTGTGTACACCAACAAAAATCTATATGACAGGTTCTTGTCGTTCTTGGATACATTATATAAATCTAAGATCTGCACATGGAACACAAAAAGAACATATGGATATTGCAGAGGACTGTCGAAAAGTATTCGTCAAAGAGTTCCCTTCAGTGTCAGAAGCCCTTGAATGGGTCTAAATAACTATACATTAATCAATTATTATGGCTACATATCCTGTTGTTAATACAAAAACTGGTGAGCAAAAAGAAGTTGTGATGAGTGTCACAAAATGGGATCAATGGACAGAAAACAATCCAGATTGGTCAAGAGATTATTCTGATCCATCTACCGCACCAGGTGTTGGAGAAGTTGGAGAATGGAAAAATAAACTTGTGAGAAGAAAACCAGGTTGGAATGAAGTTTTAGAAAGAGTACAAAAATATCCAGGTGCTCAAAAACAAAAGATTGATTAATGGGAAGAAAACGAAGTAACGGAGATCAACCTATCGGAGTTGGGTTGACAGGAAAGCAAATGCGTAGAAAAAAACCAGTAAATTCTGAATATTTGGTCAACATTGAACCAATTACAGAAAATCAAAAAATCTTATTTAACTCTTACAATGAAGGTAAGAATATAATTTCTTATGGTGCAGCAGGTACAGGAAAAACTTTTGTTACCTTATATAATGCTTTGAAGAGTGTTCTCAATGATAGTACACCCTATGAAAAAATCTATATTGTTCGTTCATTAGTCGCAACTCGTGAGATTGGATTTTTGCCAGGTGATCATGAAGATAAATCTGACATATATCAGGTTCCTTACAAACATATGGTAAAATATATGTTTCAGATGTCATCTGATGCAGACTTTGAGATGCTTTATGGTAATCTGAAAGCACAGGATACAATTAAGTTTTGGAGTACCTCATTTTTAAGAGGAACAACACTTGATCGGTCAATTATTATCGTTGATGAATTTCAAAACTTGAATTTTCACGAATTAGATAGTATAATGACAAGAGTTGGAGAAGACAGTAAAATTTTCTTCTGTGGTGATGCATCTCAAACTGATTTGCAGAAAACCAATGAAAAAAATGGTATCGTTGACTTTATGAAGATAATTCGTTCCATGCCATCATTTGATGTAATTGAATTTGGTATTGATGATATAGTTCGTTCGGGAATTGTTAAAGAGTATCTTATTGCAAAATTAGAAATGGGTATGTAATGTTTGATCATGTTGATTTGGATCTACCTTCACTTAAACGTGAAACGGTAGACGGAGTTCGTTATTATTCAGTTCCCGATGAAGATGAACTAATTAAATTAGTTTCAATCACATCAATTACGAGTCATTACAATAAACAGATTTTTCTTGATTGGAGAAAAAGAGTTGGTAATGCAAAAGCAGACAAAATTACAAAGGCTGCTACGACTCGTGGAACGGATATGCATACTCTTACAGAGTATTATTTAAAGAACGAGGAACTACCTAAAGTCCCTCCTATATCTGACTTTTTGTTTAAAATATCGAAGGGTAAATTAAACAAAATTAGTAAAATACGCACTCTGGAAGGTGCGCTATATAGTAGGCAATTAGGAATTGCAGGAACTGTTGATTGTATTGCAGAATACAACGATGAGTTAGCAATAATCGATTTTAAAACATCTAAAAAACCTAAACCACGAGAGTGGATTGAACACTATTTTGTTCAAGCAATGGCATACGGTTGTATGTTATATGAGATGAAGGGTATATCAGTTAAAAAATTAGTCATTATTATGGCATGTGAAAACGGAGAATGCGTTGTTTATGAAGAATACGACAAATCAAAATACATCAAACTCCTTGGACAATACATTAGAAAGTTTGTTGGGGATAAATTGGAACTCTATGGAACCTAATAAAGAACTAGAAAAAGCTATTGCGAATAAGTTTGTAACTCCACAGAAGTTTGCACTCGATATCGAAAAGATTGTGGTAGATGAACAACTCAATTATATTGATGCGATCATACACTATTGCGAAATAAACAATATTGAGGTAGAATCAGTAACGAAACTTATATCAAAACCTTTGAAAGAAAGATTAAAGTGGGATGCAATTCGTCTTAACTTTATGAAAAAGACTTCAAGGGCAAAATTACCTTTATAATGAAGAAATCAGAGTTAATTCACTGGAGACTACAAGCAATACTAAGGGAACATAATATGCCAGATTTACAATATCTTGGTGTAAGACCTGATAGTATTGGTATCAATCAACATTGGTATATGATAGGTGATAGTGAGGTTCCTTGTGACTCAATTACAGAATTAGATAGTGAAGATGTTGAAGAGGAAAGTGACACCGTTTGAAACTTATCAAACTTATCTTTCTATGAAAAGTCATTTTACCAATGGTAAGTATGACTTCTTTAAATATGGTGGCAAATCCCGTGCCACAGTAACTGCTTTCAATCGAAGAAAAGACAAATACTGGTTTGAGAAAACTTCCCGTAAGTATTCTGATGGTCAGATTGTAGATTTTCTTCTTGCCAACTTTGTAACATCGACAAACCCAGAAAACTTATGGATTGGAGAAATTATAAATTCTGGAGAAAGAAATTACTCAGAGTGGATGAGAACACAGCAGAGTTTAACTTACTTGTTCAGAGAACAATCAGAGAGATTGCTATCCGAGAACGAATTAGACGAAGTGTTCAACTGCTCCAAGGGACACCCAAAAATACTCAAGAAACACTTGGGTGGAGAACTAAACTTAGAAATCTTGGTAATCTACGAAAAGATCTTTTCTTTCGTAAAAAACCTTGACAAACAACTTGACGACCCAGTGTGGGAATCCGTAAAGATGAAGATTAATAAGTATAGTCCTTTCATAAATATTAATGTGTTTCAATATAAAAAATTATTAAAGGAGATTATTCGTAATGGCTCTTGACAATGCAA